ATTTATCTACGCCCCGTCAACCATTCGATTTCTGGATTGACTGCGCAGCCAGCGAAGAAGGCCATTGCCCGAGCTGCGTCAGCGGGGACGAAGGTTCTTTTTGTGTACGCGCTTCGTTTGGATTTGATTTTGTTTACCTTGTCGAGCCAGCCCGCAGCGGTGGAAACGAGCTCGAGTCTCGGATTGGCAAATGACGCGAAAACGACTGGAGGACATTTGTCCTGGGCGGCATATTAGGAGAGAATCATGGCGACAAAACCCACAGTACGAATCCCGCTTTGGGCCAGCGGTGGAACAAGGACAGACCCCGGCGGGGGGAAGGAGGCAACCGGCTGGCTTCCGGATGAACGTCCGCCCGCGAACTGGTGGAACTGGGTCTGGAATGCGATGGGGCAATGGGCCGAGTATTTTGAAACAGTCACAGATCAACCACTCCCGATTGCAGTGGGTCGAGTTCAAACAGGAGCCACGCCTTCGGTTGTTTTTAATAGCGGACCAGCTCTGGCCGCCACGCCGGCTGTCGCAGCAGCGAGTACTGTAACGGTTAATTTCGCCAGCCCGATCATTACCGCTGTGGGAAATTCTTGCGTTCAATTGACCCAGGAAAATGTCAACACAACGCGCATCATCAAAGGGCAAATGCAAACGACTTCGCAGCTCGCGATAATATTTAATGACACAGATGGCGTGAGTATTACGGATGTAAACTCTGTGATTTATCGAATTCACTATGCAATCTGGGGGACGCCCGCGTAGTTATGAACCTGAAGCCCATTCCCAAAGAACTGAGGCATTCGCCCTTCTCGGAGTTTTCGGAGCGGCTCGCTGAGCGCATCTGTGCTGAGGCCCTGGACACGCCGTCGGTGACCCAGGTGGCAAACCGTGTCGGCATCTCCGTCCATACCCTCTACAAGTGGCTTCGGCGCGGCCATGACGGCGACCCACGCTATGAGCAGTTCGCGCTCGACTTCGCCAGGGCCAGGGGCACACACGAAAACCGCTGGCTCGCCAATGTCGAAGATGTCGCGTCCCTCGATGACCCACGGGCGGCCAATGCCAAGCTCAAAGCCAACGAGTTCCTGCTCAAGAGTCACTTCCGTAAAGAGTACGGGGAGAGCGGCAACATCAGCGCCACGATCGACAACCGCACCGCCAACTTCAACCTGAAGGTGCTCAGCTCGGGGCAGATGCGGGCGCTTCACACCATGCTCAAAGCAGTCAACGCCGATAACGAAGGCAACCACGAGGACGTGCAGCGAATCCTACAAGAGCTACCCACCATCGATGTCGAAGAAGAAGATCAACAGTAAGCTGGCGCAGAGCCTTCTTGTCGAGCTCGAGCGGGAAATGACCGTCCGAGACGGCGGCTATTACGACTTCTTTTGTGAAGCCTGGCCCATCATCGAGCCCGCCACGCTCATCAAAGAGAAGTACGTCAAGTTTCTCTGTGATCACATGGAAGCACTGATGAAGGGGAAGCTGGACGGAAACCGCCTCCTGATCAACATCCCGCCGGGCCACAGCAAGAGTATGATTTGCGTGGTCATGAGCCTCCCATACCTCTGGACCCTCGACCCGACGGCCTATGTCATCTATGCCCACAAAGACCAGGCCCTTGGCCGTGACATGGCGCGTAAGACCAGGATGCTGGTGCAGAGCGAATGGTATCAGGAGCGGTGGCCGGTCAAGATCATGGACGACGCCAAGAAGGTGGACCGCTTCAGCAACGACCACGGCGGCGGGCGTGTGACGGTCACGGTGCGCCAGCAAATCACAGGCGCACATGCGAAGGGGAAGCTCTTTGGCGGCCTCATCGTCATCGATGACCCAGACCGTCCTGATGACACCATCAACGATGCCGAGGATGTAAACCGATGGTATCGGGAGACGGTGCCGACGCGCTACGGAAACCTTGGCCGTAGCCAGATGTGCATCGTCCAGCAGCGCATCAGCCAGCGCGACCTCAGCGCCTACGTGCTCGACAGCGGCGAGAACTTTACCCATGTGTGCCTGCCGATGGAGTACGACCCCGAGCGACACTGCTCGACGCCTGTGGGCGAGGACTGGCGGACAGAGCCGGGGGAGATACTGAGCCCGCTACGGACGACCCAGGCCGACATTGACCGGCTGAAAGAGCACTTTGGCGACCCTCGGATTGCAGAAGCCCAACTCAGTCAGCGGCCGGTCCCCGAGGACGGCAACATCTTCAAGGTGGAGCATTTTGAAGGACGCTACGATGCGCTGCCGCGGGTGGTGCAATACACGGTGAGCTGCGATCTAACCTTCACAGGCGAGCGGACCAGCGACTACGCGGTGATTCAGGTGTGGGCCAGGGGCCTCAGCGACGGCAAGCACTACCTCGTGGACCAGGTTCGGCGGAAGATGGGCTTTGTGGAGACGGCGAGGACCATTCTCGACGTGCTCCGGTACTACCCCCGCGCCAACTGTCTAATTGAAAAGAGCGCCAGCGGGTACGCGGTCCTCGAGATACTGCAAGAGGCAGGGGTCGAGCGCATCTTCGAGTTCAAGACCGGTCGCAACAGCAAGGAAGCCAGGGCGAGCACCATCAGCTATCTCTTTGACCGGGGAGACGTGAGGTTCCCGCGTCAGGCGCCGTGGCTCAATGACTACATCCACGAGCTCACCGGGTTTCCGGCGATGCGGCATGACGACCAGGTAGACGCGACGGCCAACTACCTCGCTTGGATTACAGGGGAGAAACCCTTCGACCTTTACAGTGCCTTCATGTTCGCGGACAAGATGGCAGCAAGGATTCACGCATGACCTCTCCAAAAAAAATTACCAAAATCGAGTCACGCGAGGACCGTCTCATGCGCAACATGGACGGATTCATCAGCGCGATCACCGGAGCGGGCTATGCCGCCGACAAGTTCACCACACTGAGCTTTGCGGCCTCCGGTGAGCTGAGCGACCAGCTTCTCGAGGAGCTGTACACCGGTCACGACATCGCGGCGACCATTGTGGACCGCATCGTGAGGGATGCGCTCAGGTCGGGGTATCAGCTCGACTGGGAGGGTGCCACGGACGAGGAGCGGCGGAACGTCATCGATTGGGGCGAGAGTACCTATGGCGTCACTCGCGAGGTAGAAGAGGCACGGAAGTATGCGCGGCTCTACGGCGGCGGCGCTGTATTCATGGGCGTGGACGGCAGAATCGAGGCACCGGCCATGATGGCTAGCCCGGTCAACTTGCTCCGGGCCTACTCCTCGCTCGAGCTTCGTGGCGAGACCTTCTACGCCGACCCCGGCCAGCAAAGCTATGGGGAGGTGCAGGTCTATCAGCTTCAGCAGCTTGTCCTCAACCAGGGACAGGCCATCAATCCGCGGGTGCCGATCCACGAGAGCCGGATCATTCCCTTCTACGGCATCCGGGTGTCACGGCGGCAGATGGTGAAAGACAAGGGCTGGGGTAAATCGGTCCTTCACCGCGTCTATGACCTCTTGAAGAAGTTTGACAGTTCCTTCGACTCAGTGCTGCACACGCTCGCGGAGTCGAGCATCCCGGTCTACAAGGTCAAGGCGCTGCTCGATTTGCTTGCGTCCGAAAACGGCGAATTGCTGGCAAAGCGCTTCGAGCTCATCAACACCGCCAAGAGCGCCTACAGGGCCATCATTCTCGACATGGAGGAGACCTTTGAGCGGGTGGAAGCCAAGCTCAGCGAAGCCAGCAACGTCGTCACCACGGCGATGGTGAGGGTATCCGGGGCGGCCGGGATGCCGTCTACGATCCTTTTCGGGATGCAGCCCGCCGGCCAGAACGCCACGGGCGCGAGCGACCTCGAGAACTGGAACCAGCAGGTCGCCTCGGAGCAAAGCCTCATCTTGGGGCCAGCCATCCGTCGCATCTACACCTGGCTCTTGGCGCAGCCTGGCGCACCGCTTGGGCGGCTCCCTGAAGACCTGAAAGTGACGTTCCCGGCTGTCGAGACCCCAAGCCGGCAGGAGCTCGCCAACGAGTACAGCCAGATCGGCGGCACCGATGCGGCCTACATCGCGGCGGGCGTGTTGACGCCGGAGCAGGTGGCGCTGAGCCGCACCGAGGGCTCTGGCTTCTTCCCCAAAGTGGATAAGCCCTTTCTGAAGGAGTTGATGGAGCTCCGGAAAGAGATGCTGCTGAATCCACCCGAACCGATGGCGGCAGAGGAAGGGGGCCAATCGGATGGCGACGAAGAAGCCGGTAACGATTCCAGTCCGGCTTGAGCTCGAATACATGCTCCAGCAGCGGCATCTGGTCCGGGACTTGTCCTGGTTCACGGTGGCTAGCCTCAGCAAGTTTCGATACGACCAGCGCCAAGACTCGGACGAGCTGCTGGCCTGGCTTGGCCTCAGTGCGCCTCAAGTCCTCGACGAAAAGCAGCTCCGGCGGCGTCTTCTTCAGATTGCCCACCGCATCACTCACGAAAAGGTGCAAGAGCTGGCGGCATTGCTCGGTCATCCAGTGCTTCCGCCGGCCCCGGGCCTGACGTCGCGGTGGGTGGATGACCAGGTTCTTGCGGTGCAAACCACGATCGAGAACTGGCTCGTGTCGGTCGCCGACGAAGTACGTCGATCGCGACTCGCCGGGGCTCCCATGTCTGCGCTCACCGTCAGCCTTCGCGAGCTCCAGGCGCAAGTGGCAGGGGCTGCCGAGCGGAAGGCCAGCGTCGCCGTGCTTCAGCTCAATGCGCAAATCATCGAAGAGACCGCCCGAGGCGCCGGCTCGAGCCATTACCGCTGGGAAACGGAGCAGGATAGCCGTGTCCGCCCTTGGCACGCGGAGAAGCACGGCCGCATCTACCCCTGGGATGACCCGCCAATGGGCGGCGGCAGTCACGCCGATGATGAGGGACATCCAGGCTCGGGCTACGGCTGCCGCTGTATCCCTGTCCCCATCCAAGGACCCAGGCCAGCCTAGTCTTGTTTTGGCTTCCTGAAGCGCCGTAGAGGCATTGGAGCGGCTTCAGGCTCTACTGAGGCGGCGGGGGTTTCCGGGACTTCTGCGGCCGCGCTGGGTGGCACAGGCGGAGCGGTAGCTGGCTTCGGCGCCGGGAGGTAGCCTTGGAAGCGGCGCATGATTTGGAGCAAGGTGTCGGCGGCTCGACGCTCGCCGTCGGCCAGGAGGCGCTTGGCTTGGGCGAAGAGGGCGTCAATCTCGGCTTGGAGTTGATCTTGGGTCAGCATGGGTGTGGTTCCTGTTTCACAATCTGGAGCTCGAGGACCGTTTCCTGGTGAGCGCAATCGAGGCAGAGGTGCGTCACGTCCCAAACGTGGACGCTCCAGTTGCTTCCGCAGTCGATGGGTGAGTCGCACGCCTCGCAGCGTTGCCAGCCATCCACGTCCTCGATGCGATCAATGCTCATGATTGTGATATACTGCACATATGACGCCGTGGCTAGATTACGCCGAATCCGAGCTGGGGGTCAAGGAAATGAAGGGGGACGACCACCACCCGCGTATCCTCGAATACCTCGCCACCACGACCCTGGGCAATTGGGCCAGGAGCCGGGACGAAACCGCTTGGTGCGCTGCGTTTGTCGGGTGGTGCCTGCTTCAGGCCGAAGTCGAATCGACTCACTCGGCACTCGCGAGGAGCTACGTTACTTGGGGGCAACCTGTCGTGGCCCAAGGGGAGAGCCCCGTCATCGCTGCAACGTACTGGCGGCTTGGGGACGTGGCCGTCATTCGGCATCGGCGGCGGAAGAACTACCACGTCGGGTTCCCCTACCGCATCGGGCGGCGGATTCTGCTTCTCGGCGGGAACCAACAGGACCGTGTGTGCTTCCAACGCTACTCGCTCCGGGCCTGGGAGCTCGTGGCGGTGCGGCGGACCTAGATGTCACTCGGCTTCAAAATCAAATTGATCGCCGCCTGCAAATCCCTCAGCTCCGCCGCGTCGATGTAGATGCGCGTGCTCCCCGCCGCTCCTGAATTGATCGTGAGCAGATACCGCACCTCGTCCGGCGTGGTGTGCCGCTCGACGGTGACTCTGGCCCCGTTACGGAGGGTTTGTGTCGAGATCAACTCGTGTTTGGTCACGGCTCCTCCTCTGTCGGTTTCATGGCACATTGTCCACGTAGACCGCATCCGTCACCAGCTCGACCACCGGCTCCCACACGCTGCCGATGGCAAACGCGAGGAGCAGGCCAAGGATGACGAGCGTGTCAGTTTGGTTCCAGTCGTTCATGGCATTGCCGACGCAATGAATCCGAAGATGGCGGCCAAAACGGCCGCGACGATGGCAATGTCTGCTGCTGCTTTGAGCGTCATAACGGCCTTACTACCACGATCGTTCGTGGCTCATCTCGGTCTAGCTCTCGAATCGCGTAAATCTCGTCAATCTGACGGTCATCATCAAAGACGGTCTTGTTGAGCGCATCGGTCACGCTCTTGACGCAGTTGTCGAGGTCGCGGACGCGGTGGTCAGGGAAGAAGAACCACATGCTGAGCGCGAATCGCTTGTTGCCGGGCCACTTCTGCTGCTCCTGCCGCCGCCACCGATTGAGCGCATCGATCGCACACGTCTGGACATGCCGCTCGAAGTCCGCCGTCTTCTTCGGCGTAAACCCGTAGTGACTCCCGCTGCCATCCTTCCGCCGCATGATGCGTGGCCTTTGTTTCGGCACCGGCGGCCCAGGCACTTCGATGGTCAGGGGAGTCATGGTCATAGTGGCAGCCTCAGTTGCGCCGTTGCGTTGTCGATGCGGTGGCTTGCCATCTGATGATATTCTGGATCTAACTCGATGCCTATGGCGCGGCAGTCCTCGCGGTAGGCGGCGATGAGCGTAGTGCCGCTGCCTGCAAACGGGTCCAGCACCAGGCCGCTCTTGGGCGTGACCAGGCGCACGAGGTAGCGCATGAGCGACGTGGGCTTGACCGTTGGATGGTGATTCTTTGCGCCGCTGGTTCTACCGGCTCCCGCTCTTGGGCTGTTCATGCCGTCAGTGCCTGGCTCGCGATCGACCATGTCGGCGGCGTCGGTGTGGTCGTAGTCCCACAGCCCGTCGTTGCGGTCGTCTTTGCTGGCCTTGGCGGTGTAGAAAAACCGGGCAGCGGTGCCGGTGTCGCTGTGGCCGCCCGTTGTCCAGTCCCCAGTAGACTTGCCCATGCTCTCGGTTTTGTTGTGCGCTTCGGCCGTGTTCCGCCGTGGCCTGTCTGTGCTCTTGCTCT